CATCACCATTTTTAAAATAAATTCCTGATGTATCTATAGTAGTTATATCATTAGCAGGTACATTAGATTCTATTCCTCCTCCTACTAGATATTTTACATTATAGTTTCCTGATGGTGCTAACCCATATTCTTGAGTAAACATTACAGAAGCATTATTATAATTATTAGTTAATAATGAAATTCCAGGTACTAATCCTAACTGGATATTATCTGGGGTAGGAATAATTTGAGAATCTGTTTTATTTGAGGATAATCCTGCTCCAAATTCTAATTGTAAAGTATTATCTGAAAGAATTCTAGACACAAATCTTCTAGGGACATTTTGAAGTTGGAGTAAATAGGGGGGTTCGTTTATATTATCTATATTATGTAAAACATTTATTCTTTTTTTAAATATAGATGATTGGGCTAAATAAGGGACTTCATACCATTTATTTGCATCACTACCTGTAATACTTAATATTTGTAATATATTAGTATCAGCAATATTAGCTGTTGCAAATTTTTGATTTCCTTGAAAAGTTAAAGTAGTTGTTTTTATTTCAGCTGATATAGCAGGGATTGATTTTTTAAATAGATAAAAATTATTGTTTACAAAAGTAATTTCAGTGTTACTTCTATCAGTAAAATCTACTATATCAGTAGTTAAAAATTTTAAACCAGTACTTGTTGAAGTTAAAACAGTATTAGCAGGAATTATTAAACCATATGTATCTGAGTCTGCGGTGTATTGGCCGGCTCCTAGGTTAATAGCAGGAATTAATTGATAAATATCAATATTAGTAGTTGAGGCATATGATGCTTTAGGGCGATAACCCATTACATATGACATCGCGTATAGGTTTTCTTTTTCCTTAGCATATAAAAGAAAATTCTCTTGTACCTGAGTATCTAAGTAAAAAGATGTTACATCACCAACATATGAAGCCATTTCAATAAATAAATTCCCAGGAGATGCTTCTGAAAAGTCATTATATGTTGATGGAAAATATGTTTTAGCATAATTTTGTAATGATGTCTTAAAATCACCAAAACTTTTATTTAAATAGGATATATTTTTATCTTCGTTAGTAGCCATTATTATATAAGTTGTATTGTTACCTGGTCAGGAGTTTGAGAGATATCTAATAAATAGTTAACACTTAAATCTATTAAATTATAATCAGTATTAGGAGCTATATCAATACTTGTTACTGTTATTCCAGGAATATATATTGTTATACTATTCAATAAACTTTCTTTTAAAAGTTCTATATTATTATCATTAATCCCTTCAAATAAAAATTTTCTTAATTCTGTCCCAAAATTAGGATTCATTACTCTTTCTCCTATACTTGTTAATAATAAATTAACTAGATTTGATTTAGTTTGATCTTTAGTAGAATAAGTACTATTAAATACTCCAGGACCATTAAAAGGTAATGATACCCCAATAGCAATATTTTTCTGTAAATCTAACGGATTTACTCGTATTCTTTGAGGTATTGGCATTTTATCCTAAATTTTTAAGTCCTGCTCTTTCTTGAGGTGTCATATTAGCTGCTGAATCAGCTAAAAAAGCTGCAAATGGATTTATACGTTCTCCTGTTGTTTCATCAACAGCATCAATTATTTCTAATTTAGGTTGAGATTGTTGAAACCCAAAAGCTTCACCCATTTTAGCACGCAATGATGATCTAACATCAGGATTACCAGGTATTATATCATTACTAGTATAACTAAATGTTTTACTTTCACGTAATGCTTTTTTTTCTTGTTTAACCATGTGTTCTTCAAGAATGAATGGTAACTCTTCATGAATAGCATCAATTACAGCTTCTTTAATTAATTTTTTAAATGCTTTAGTATTCATATTTATAAATATTTTATCCTTGTAAGTTTTGTTGATCTATAATTAGTTTTAATTGGTCTACTAAATCCTGTGGATCTAAAGTAAATGAATATTCACTTTTAAGTATTTCAACTCCATATTTGTCAATAGCAGCAGCATAACGACGTTTATTACCTCTTACTACAAATTTAGGATTATTTTCTTCTTTTATTTTAAATATAAATCCTTTATAAGGTGGGTAATCTCCTCCTAATGGAAGGAAAGTATTAGATAAATTAGATAATTGTTGATCAACAGTATTATTAAATATATTTGATCCAGCTCCAGATAAATTAAATTGATTTCCTCCTATACCTATACCAGCACCTCCTCCAGCTCCAGCACCTCCTCCTGTTCCTCCTATTCCATTAGCTCCTGTACCAGCTCCTGATCCTGAAGCTAGTATTTGTTGTCCATTAGTTAAACTTTCTAAGGTTTTTATATCTAATTTTAAACTAACTTGTTTTAATTTATCTCTTAACTCATTTAGTTTTTCTATTTCATTTGCTAATAAAGAAGTAATTATACTTAATATCACACTTAATCCTCCTATAATAGCAGTTGCCTTTAATAATAAATCTACAGGTTTGTAAGGAAGAGGAAAAGGTATAAGTGATATTACAGTAAGTACTAAAGCAAATATTTTTAAAAATTTATTTATTGAATTAATAATGTCAGCAATATCCTTTAATTTATTAATATTATTAGTAATTAAAGCTGAAGCATTATTTCTTAGGTTAGTTGCTATTACTACAGTTGCCTGATCTTTAACTTGAGTATCAATATAATTATTTACTTGATCTACTAATTCTGCTAATTTTTTTCTTTCAGAAAGTAAAGTTAAAAGTTTATTAGATAATTCAAGAGTAATAACAGGAACTATTGATTTTTTAGCGTTAGATAATACTTGTTTAGTTAAATCTTTTTTAGAAATACTAATTTTTTTAGAAATATTAGTTTTAGATTTTTTTATTTCAGCATTTTGTTTTTTCTGTTGTTCTTTTATTTTATCATCAGGATTATTTTTAATATTTTGTTCATCCTGCTCAAGTTTTTTTCTTTCTAATTCAATAGCTTTTGTTTCTACTCCATAATTAAACTCAGCGTGAGATTCAATAAAATTACGTTTTTCTAAATCAATTTGTCCTGTATTGTAATCATCTTGGGCTTTTGCTATAGTATTATTTTTATTTATACCTGCCTGTTTTTCTCTTTGATTTAATTCTTCTCTTCTATCTTGTATAGTAGCAGTTGCTGATTGATCTCCTACTATAGTTTTTTGTTTGTTTGAATCTTTTGTTTGAGCTCCAAATGTTTTAATAGCTGTAGATGTTGAAATTACACCTAAAATATCAGGAGATATAACTGGAGATATATTATATTGATTAGTTCCTCCACTAGTAGAGGTTTGTTGGGTAGGATTTTTATCTTCTGTAGTAGACATTTTATATCGTAAATACGTTTTTAGAAGTTATTTTTTCTAATAAATCACTTACTCGTTCCATATCATTTAATAATTCTTTTCCTGCTGCATTCATATTAACCATAGGAGCTCCTTCAGGAACACCTATAGCACTAGCTAATGTAGTAGCAAGAGTTGTTAATGATTCTTGTATAAGAAGAAATAAATTTACTGTTTCATTTCCTAATAATACTGGTTGAGGTAGTTTAGTAGGATCTGGATTATAAGTTCCTAAAAATATAGAAGGAGCATTTAAATGAACTCTTTTATCAGCATTTAAATTAATAATGTTTTTAGTGTTAATTTCAACATTAGTTTGAGCAAATATCATTACTTCATCCTTTTTAGAATTTAATACTACTCTATCACTATTAATGATAACTTGAGCATTAAAATAATCAGGTACGTTTAAAGGATTAGTTAAATTATTTAAATTTCCTGTTTTGTTTGTTTGTAAAGGAATTTTTTGAGCAGATGTTAAATAAATAGATGATTTATCTCCATTAATTTTTTCAACATGAAATTTTTCATTTGGATCATAAGCAAATCCATTTGACAATATAGTAATAGGATCATCATCTTTTCCTATAGCACTCCATTCATTTAAATTATTATAAAGTTTAGTAGTTGTACTAAATCGTATAGCATTACCTTGTCTACCTTGTAATATATGATCTCCTTCAAAAGATAATAAAGACTTAATGTTTTTATTTTCTGTAAAGGTAACTCCTAAACTAGCTTTATTTGATGTTGGTTGAGCGTTTTGTTGAGGATTATTCCATACATTAATAATACTTGCATAATACTTTTGATTTTGATTTGCTGTTGTAGTTACTTGAGAAGTTGGAGAGGGAGCATCTTCTAAAAGAACTAATTCTCCTAAAATAGGAAAATATTGATGTTGAGAATAAAGAGGTTTTGCTAATTTACATCCATTTAAAAAATCATCTCCTATATTTCCTGCTATATTTTTTGCTTGATCATAATCAAGATAAAATATAGTTCCTATACCAGTAAAACCTCCTGCTTTTTCAAACATTGCTTTAGTAGGAGTATTTTCAGTAGTAACTATCCCATATACTTTACCTATTTGAGCTTTAACAGAAGGTTGAAAATTATTTTTACCTATTGAAGATACAACGGATCCTAAATTTTGTCTTATTCTCATTTAGCTTCTATTTGTATTATAGGTGCTTGTTCAAGTAATTTTTGACTTTGTTCTTCTATTATCTTTTGATCTTCAAGTAAAGCATTAATTTCATCCATATTAATCAATTCATTACCTACATTTGCATTAATAGAAGCAGCACGTTGTGCTATACCCGCCATTTTAAGTAATTGATCATTATTTTTTACATTAACATCAATTAAATCTTTCACAGTAGGCATTAACATTACAGCAGAACCTGCATTAGATATTGCTAGTGGTTTAATATTATCTATAAGTTCATTGATTTGTTTATCAATATCTTTATTATTTCTATGTATTTGTTTAAATAAATCAGATAAAGATGTATTACCAAATAATGTAACTTCGTCAAAATTAGACATAAATTGCGTTTATCAATAAATATAAATAATTAAATTTTTACATAACCGTGTTGATAATATTCATTATATAACTGAGCGTATATTATCTTAAGTTTTTTAATTATTTTAGTAATTTGAGGAGTTGAGACGTCTGTTATTTCACGAATATAAATGTATAGTGCTTTTTTATTAAATATCTCTAATGTTTCACGTTTACGAAATAATTCAACAATTGCATCTGCAGTTTGAGCGTCTTGCTTTTTAGGAAATAATTTGTATATATGAGTATCAATATATTTAATATACTGATCCATAAATGAATTTTCATTAAATATATTTTCTATATTTTTATCATTCTCATATAATTGCATCTGATCATCATCAGTTTCATCTACATCTGCTTTTTCCTGGAGTTTCTTGTAGTTGTTTTCGTTATAAACGATTAAATAACGTTTAGCAATAGTGCCAAAGTAAGAGAATGCTTTACCTTTTTCTGGATTATATAGGTGAAGTTTTTCAAGAAGAAAAGTAATAACTTCGTGTTTAAGTTCTTCTATCGTATCTGTATCCGTATAGTAGAATTTAAACGTATGGATAATATTTTCAGCCAATTTATAAAAGCCATATTCAATACGATCGTTATAGATACGATTACGTTCAGCCATATCAGTAGTAATAAGATACTCTACTATAGCATCCTCAGTGTCTTGAGTAAAATAAATACGAGGTTCTTTAGGTTTACGTTTGCGTGGTTGACCTCGTTTAGTTAATGATATTTTATCATCGGCAAATATATCAACGCTGTAATTATCGTAATATGACATTGTGATTTCTTATTTTTAATCCCAATATATGGAAGAAAAATCACATAACCAAATTATTTTCTATTATTGAATTGGCTAATTGTAGTTTGTATTTCTCTTAAGTTTTTAAAGAAAGTACCTACTTCATCATCTGTTTCAAAAGCACCCATAGTGTCTAATTCTCTTAAACGGGCATCAGAATCAGCAATTAATATGCTAATAGCATCAATATATTGTTGTTGATCAACAACTGCTTTTTCTAATATATTATTACGTCTAATAAGAAAAAATATTCCTATTCCTATAATTTCAATTAAATGAATTACTATTAACCAAATCCACATCATAATTATCCTCTAAATTGTTGAGCGAAATCGTCTTGTTCTAAAGAAATCATTTCTTGTAATTTTTCAATTTGTTCTTTTAAATCGTTAATAGATTCTAAAGTATCATCTTGGTCAGCATTTCTATTTACTTGAAATTGAATTCTGTTTGCTGTTGCTTCTAATTGTGTTAATTTTTCAGCAACGTTTTGTTTGTATTTCATAATATATGTTTATATATAAATATATGCTATCTCCCGTTTCTCAACCTCTCTACGTTCTCTCATTCTCTTATCTTCTTATTTCCTAATCCCTGTAGTACAAAGTTACGGAAGAAATCTTATACTTCCAAAGAAGAAGGGCATCTTTTTCAAGATACCCTACTTTTATATAATTTTTACTATTATTATCTACCATATCCGGTCATCCTATCTGTTCTAGGAGTAGCAGATTTACCTGTTTTATCTTGTTGTTTTTGAAGAGACCTACCTAAAGCAGCAGCTCCACCTGAAATACCTAATACTGTTGCTAGATATCCTAAAGTTGTAGGATCTACTATTTTATTAATGCCTTGTAGTATATTATCAACTACAGTCATGTCTACTTCATTTAATTCATTTTTATCAATTTTTTCTTTACCGTTCATTTTCTTTTTTTCAGATATTGCACCTGATAATTCTTGGCGAATCATTTCTTTTAATTCGTTTCTAGTAAATTTTTTCATTTCTTTAATTGTGTTTATTTTTGGAGACTGTTTTAAAATTGCTTTAGTTATTTCTAATTGTTTAGGATCAACAATATCTACTTCAAAATAATCTTTAAGTCTATTATCTTTAATTTGATATGTCTCTAAAGCAACATTTTGTGCTTTAAGACGACTTTCAAAAGCAGCTTTATCCTCAAGCTTTATTTTAAATGTAGCCATTGTGTTTATAATAAATATGTACAGAAAATAATCCCATATATAGCATCATAACCACTTCATCCACTACTTCAATCCGTATATACGACTTTTTATTTCCCTAATATAGAAATGTTGCCACATCGCATGCAAAATAAAAAAAGAACATGATTGAAACATATCAATACCTTTAGTTTTAATAAAATAAAAATTCAAACACGTTAGTAATAAATGAATGATAATCATTAATAAAGTACTTAAAAACTTTTTCATAGTATAAATTTATAAGGTTAATATTTTAATGATATTACTAAAATATTAGTTTTTTTCATTTGATTTGTGGTTTTTAACCGTATAATCAATACGAGTACGAGTACCATATTGAGTATAAGATATATAACTAAACTTAGGACCTGATTTAGATCTATAATATGTAACTTTCTCCCATCCAGGTTCATCTGGTATAGACGTTAATGTAAACGCTACAGCGTGTCGTATGCGAAATGGATCTCCGTTATCTGGGAGTTCTATATAATCATTAATTTCTTCTTGTGTTATTCGTTTCATATACCTGGAAATTAATTAAATTGCTTGGCCCGCCAAAAATTTGATGCTATCTTAAATAAGAACTGGAGATAGAGGTAATTGTTTTACCCTCAATAACAGCTTGCATAAACTCTTCCAACGTCATTCCGTATTTTTTAGCTTGTTCGATGCGTTGTTTTAATATATGCTCTGCGATAGCTTCTTTTGTTAGTAGGATAGAATCCTCAATGTATTTTTTATTCATAAAAGATTTATTGATGATAGTATATACTTTTGCATAGCAAAAAAGGTTATTTAAAAGAGATTTTTAGATCTTTGAAATTTTGGTTAAAAGGGGTTAAATGGAACTTAATTATCACGCTTTGGAGCAAATCTACGTATTGGTGCTTGAATTGGTTGGTGTTGTTGTGGTTTGGGTTGAGGTTGTGGTTTAGGATTTGATGGAAAGTTATATACCCTAGGTTGTTGAGGTCTAAGTTGTGGTTGTGGTTGTGGATAGTAGTAATAATGAGGTCGCCATGGTCTGGAATGAATAAGATGATATTCAAAGTAATACGGGCGAAAATTATAGAGAATATCATTAATTCTGCCGTCATTATATATAGAATCGGTAGAGTATCTAGGTAATGTGTAATAACAACTGCTAAGTAGCAATAATGCGATGATTGTTAGTAGATTTTTCATAGTATATTTGTATATATTGTCGATGTGTAAAGATTATTTACGTGTTGAGAATACATATACTTTTTTTTACGCCAACAGCGCCCCGTCGATGGAC